TACCCTGAACGGCTACGTTATCCGACAGCACGGATGCTTCAAGATCGCGCTTCAGCTCAACCATGCACTTGCTGACCTGATACTTCATCTCATTGCTGCGGCCGGCAGACTTGGTTTTGGCCTGAGTGCCGGAAACAACGGCTACCTTGTCAAACAGCTGAACGGTGTTAGCCACGCGGTCAGTTGCAGTCAGGGCAGTACCGGTGCGGTCGTCGCCTTCAATTACTGCGTTGTCCTTGTTCGGGGTTGCCAGGCTGTCGCGCTGCCATTCATGCAGGCGCTGGGTTGCAGACAGTCGGCGGATTGCGGAAACAATCGGAGTCTTTTCAGGGCTGACCATGTAGATCTTGTCGTCCAAGCTCTCACGGTTGCCGACAGCATCATAGCTGTCAAAAGTATTGGTAGGCTGCGTCATGGGTGTATCTCCTTAAAGAAGTGCGGCCAAGTCTTCCATCCGTCCTGATTTCTTCAGGCGGTCATGAGCGGCTTGGTTGTGTCGTTTTGGTTGGGTTGCCTGCGGTTTAATGGCTTTAGGAGCCTCTTTAACTGACCGCATAGCTGTTGGCTTTTCAGCCTGTAGCGCTCGCCACTTCATCGCATCGTGCAGAACGTGGACATGCCGCGCATCGGTCAGTCCTTCAAGTTCCTGCGTCGTGAATCCGTATTCCTTCGCGCTGTTTACAATCTTTTCAGCGATCTGCGGCCCGAAGTCTGGGAGCCGTGCTCGCAGGTCTTTCTCAGCTTCAGCAAGCATTTGCTGGCGCTGTTGCTGCGTCAGTTGCTCGCTTTCGGCATTAGCCTGTTGCAATGCGCCATACTTGGCTTGTGCATCTCGCTGGGCCTGTTGATGGGCGAAGCTGAGCTTCTGCGCCTGTACAGGGTCTTGTTCAACCAGACTTTGCCAGTCGATCTGCTCAAACTGGGCCAGCCGGTTTTGCGCCTCCTTGAACTCAACAGCCTTTTCAAAGGTGGCAGACATGATGCGTTCACGGGCTTCAAGAGCTTGCGCACGCTCTTCGAAACTCCTGCGCTGTTCTGCTACCTGCTGCGTCTTCTGCGTGTAATCCTTGTGCATGAGAACCATGTCTTTCAGTTCTTTCGGAACCTTGTAAGACTTGCCCTCAATCTCGACCTCTTCAGAGTCGTCCTCTTCCGGTTCTTCGGATTGCAGGTCGCCCTGTTCCTCTTCGCCGGTTTCCTCTTCCTCTTCGTTGATCTCGTCGCCCAATAGATCGGACACATCGTCCAACGACACTTCAGTTTCCTGATTGGTGTCCATCACACACACTCCTGAATTGCGCCCATACGGGCATAAAAAAACCCGCACTAGGCGGGTCGGTTGGTTGCTCTGTTATCAGCCGAACATTCGGCTAAGTTTGGATTCCTTCTCGTAGCGCTTGAGCTGTTCAGTGGCCAGCTTTCCTGACTCGATATAACCAGTCAGGATGCTGCGGAACTTGCGGCTAGTCTTGATCAACTGCCACAGGGCTTCCTTGCCCTCCTTGTCGCGGGCTGGGCAGCTAATCCACTGCTCCATCACTTCCGCGTCAATGGCATCCAGCGCCTCGCGTAGCAGTTCGTTTTCCATCAGGCTGAAGGCGTTGGAGCCTCTTTCCTGCTCAACTCTCAAATCAAGACTCATACTTTCCCCTATGCGGCCAGAAGCAAAACCAGAAGGTCGTCTGCCTGTCGCAGTTCCCATGCCAGTTGCTCGGCTTGGCGTTGCGCTTCCTGTTCCTCGCCCCTGCGGATGTGCAGTCCTAGCAGGATTGCTCTGTAAACCGGAACCCAGTCAAAGCCTGGCATCTGCTCAAGCTGCGGCCTGATCTCTTGCAGGATCTCGCGCTTTGCCTCAGACGTTGGCGCTTTGTGCTTGCTTGCAATGCGTTCAATCGTGCCTGCAATGCGCTTTACCTTTCGCTCGGCCACTGCTTCCGGCATAGCCTTTGGCTTTCGCTGCCACCATAGGCGCGGCGCTGTATCGGTTATGACGAAGCCGTGACCACCTGACGGCGTTTCAACCGCAGCAGCGCCACGCAATAACAGCAGCAGCATGGCGACAACCCCTTAGATGTACTCGGACAAGACTTTGACCTGCGCCGCTGCTACGGCAGTTGTATCGGAATCAACGGCAGCACCAGTGATAGCCAGCGCGATGCCGGTAGCGAAACGATGCCCGATAGCGCCAAAGCCGATGTTTACCACGCCCGAAGCGGGTATCGGGACGACCAGCACAGGAACATCAGTGCCAACAGTCGGCGCCGATGCCTTGTTGTACAGCTTGAGATAAGCCGCACCAGCGCCAACGTTGCTCGCAGTGACTCCGTACAGCGTTCCTGCGGTCGATTTCACGCTGGTGGCGTTAGTGGTAGCCGCGCTATTGATATTGCTCGCTGATGGCGTTGCAGGCGTTGCTGTGACAGATCCGCTTATCGCCTGAGTAGCAGATACCTGCGCCGCTGGGATTGGCTCAGTTGCATAGGTTCCCAGCTTGAAGCGCCATGACTGAGTGCCAGAGGTGCGAGCGGTACAGCGAACCCGCATACGGGCCAGCCCATTTACAGACATCTCCCATGCGTATGTCGGTTGAGCAGACAAGTTGCCGGTCGTGGTCTCTATCGTGTTCGCGTTTGAGCGCACCGCTTGAATGGTGAACCAGTTGGTGTCCCCAGTGTTCTCCAGCGACCCCTCAAAAGTGCAGTTGACCGTCGCGAAGGTTCCAGAGCACAGCGCCATGACGTTAGACGCACGCGAAACATCGCCCTCCACCGTGCCGCCAGCTACTGGCGTACCGATAGTCGCCTGTATAGCGGTAATGCTGCCAGTAATGTCCGCATAGCTCGCTGGCTTGGTCGATACCTTGAGACGTCCAGTCTCGTCCAGCTTCAGGATGGTGTAATCACCATCAGCAGCAGTGGCCGCATCACTATCGAACCGCATAGCCAGCATCGGCAGCCCAAGATCGCCGGACGTTGCAGCGATGTCCTCTGGCTTGAATGCGGCCAATACAGCCGCCATAGTTGTCTCCGTGGCGGCTCCGGCTGGCAGAGGTAATGCGGAAACGCTAACCTCTTGAGTCGCTGGGAAGTTGGTTATGCTCGACGGAATGGGTGCGGCATCAGAAACAAGGGCTGCTGACCCATCGGCACCGATTGCCAGCTTAACGACCTGATATTGCACACCGGCGACATCATCCGTTGCAATCGTCGCGCCTTCGCCTGGCAGCGTTACATTGTCAGTCATTACACAGCCCCGCCAAATTCAGATACCACACCAACCGCCTGACCAGTCTCATCTCGTACCACTCGCTTAGGCGCGGCCATTACCTGCGCCAGCATTGCGAGCGTCTGTTGAAGGCTAGCCATCATCACCTGTTCGGAACTTTCGCCGGTTTCAACCTCTCCGGCTTCGTTGATGTCGATCATCGATCCACGGCTTGCCATGTGATCAAGCGCCTTAGAGCGTTCTGCCTGATGAGCCTTGAGCTGCTGCATCTGGATGTCGTGCATACGGTCTAGCTCGGCCTGCTGCGCCTTGAATGCCTGCTCCTGCTCGTTCATGCGCTGCTTCTGCGCCATTTCGGCAGCGGCCTTCTGCTGGCTGTCTTGCAGCTTGGCTTTCTCGATCTCTACCACAGGGTTTGGCGCTGGAGGCTGATCCGGCACAGTGGCAGGGTCAACCCAGAACTCGGTCGGGTTCTTGAATCCTGCATTCTCGGCAAGGCGGGCCTGAACGTTGAACACTTCCTGCGGTGACAGCAGCTTGGCAGCGAACGGCGAAGCAGCTACAGCTGCCTGACTCTGGGCAATCTGCATCAGGAATTGCTGCTGCTGCTGAACATCACCAGTGCCGATGCCCACGTTAATTGTCAGGTCGTACTGATCGCGCCATGCCTGCGGGTCGTACTGCACAAACTTGCCGTTCAGCCGGTAGCTGATCTGCTCCATGTTGTGATCGGACAGGGTTTTAAATATGCCCTTGAACATCGGGGCTACCAGACACTCAGCAGCGATCCGCGCCATCAGCTTCATGCGCTTCTGGCTGGCGTTCATAATCATTTGAGCGCCGGTAGCAGTCTTGTTCAGGCTATCGCCGTCAAGCCCTTGGCTGTAGCGTGTCCAGCCCGTGCGGTTCTCTTTCTCTGACTGCAATTGCTCCAGCATCGGCATGGCGACAATGCCCTGCCAGTTCTGCTGGTACGGCTGCACGGCTCCAGGCTGCTTGCTGCGGATAATTCCGCCAGGGCGACGATTCAGAAGGTCGTCAATGTTGGCCAGCGGGTTCCCTTGTCCGTCAGTGAGAACAACTGTTTCCTGATTGTTAGCCAAAGCTAAGTTATCAAGCTGGCTGCGGATAATGCTTGTGTGGATGCGCTGGAACTCTTCGACCAGGTCAGCAACCGACAGCCCGTTGAACTGGTGCGTCTTGATGTAAGGCGTCCATGCGGCAATCGGAACGTGACTTACTTCCACGTTCTCCAGAATCAGATCACCCAAGCGCACAATGCGGCGTCGCTCTGCTATGCCGTCACCATCGAAGTCAACCAGGACATACTCATCACGCAACCAGCCGCGAGTCTGCGAGTCGTCTGCGCTGTTGTCTTCTGACAGTTCACGTCCACGGCTGAACTGTGTCTCGCCGTGGTAGTCATCTTCGTCATCGCCTGCCCGCCTTACGTCGTCCTCGTCAACGTCATAGCCCATAGCCAGAATATCCGAGTATGTTTTCTCGGTGACGTGGGCAACGTATTGGCACTCATCCAGCAGAATCGAGTCATGGCGAGCAGATACGCGCAGTTCTTCAGGTGGAAGCGCACAGATGCGGACAATCCCGCGCTTCTGGATGCTCTTGGCCTTGACGTTGTAGGTCGGCGGCAGCGCGACACCCTGCGCCATAGCCATTGCCTGCATCTGCTCGTCTGGCTCTACCTCTTCCTGCTCCATTATCTTGGTGTCAGGGTTGGCGAGCATGTGCTGCGCTATCTGGTCGTCAGTAACGCCGCGATAAGTGCTGAATGTCTGGGTTTCTTTCTCTTCCCAGAACCACTTGACCGCGCCGGTCTTGAGCATCAGCGCATCTTTGAGCGCCGTGTACAGGATCAGGAAGCCGTTATTCTGCTTGTAGAACACATAGTTGCAGGCATTCGTCACCTGCTCGGCTGACTCTTCATCTTCAGGGCCGACAGGCTCAAAGACCACAGCCTTGTCGGAGCTGGTAAATACTTCGATCAAGTCCGGCAGCATACCCTCGACAGCGTCGAACACATCAGACGCCACAACACCGCTGCGGCCTTCCTCTTCGTTGCCATACGGCTCGCGCAGATATGCCTTTTGCGCCTTGCGCCGGTCAGATGCCACATCGTCCAGATTGAACTCGCGAGCGTTCCGCGACTCTTCGTCGAGGAAGTTCAGCAGTTCCGTTTCTGTCATCTTCATGCAAGCACCCTGTTGCGGTATTGGATCGGAGCGCCGCCCCAGTCCTCGTTGTTTAGTTGCGATTCGCTGACAGCCAGGTATCGGAAGGCGTCCGAGTCGTGCGAGGCGTCATCGTGCAAAGGCGCGCCAAAGGAGCCGGTGGATTGGCTCATCTGGCGTCGGTATTTCTTCAGCGATTGCAGCAGCTTGCCGGTAGTGTCCGTGTTGAAGTAGCAGCGCGGGAACATCAGGCGAGCAGCGGATATGCCTTCCTCGACATCAAGGCGAGGCACAATCGACACGCTGCGGCCCAGCGCCTCCAGAATCTCCCGGGCGCTCTTGCCGGTGTTGACCGACCGAGAGTTTCCGTCGTGTGGCAGGTAGTCAGTGCCGTATCTGTACGGCTTGGCCTCAAGCTGCTTGACGTAATCGGCCAGCGTCAGGAATGACCCACTGATGTGATCAATGATCCGAACCTCTGACGCCGCGTGCTGAACAAGGATGATTGATGTGTCGTCATTCCATCCCAAGTCCCAGAACGTGTGAACCTTTAGCAGCGGATCGTATGG